TTTTTCATGCCCAGCATGCGAACCTCGGCGCGGGCGGTGCGATCTCGATCGACACGCTGACGGCGGGCCGTACAGCGATGCGCGTGCAAAAAGCGCCGGGAGACGGTACGCCGCTCAATACTGCGCCGAAGTTCCTGCTCGTGCCGGCTGCGCTCGAAACGATCGCTGGTCAGTACACCAGCAACCAGTACACGCCGAATCAGGCCACGCAGCAAAACCCGTTCTTCAACACGCTCACGCCGATCGTCGAGCCTCGTCTGGATGCCGTCAGCGCGTCAAGCTGGTATCTGGCCGCCGATCCGTCCGCGATCGACACGGTCGAATTCTGCTACCTCGAAGGCGAGCAGGGCTTGTACACGGAGCAGGACCTGGATTTCGACGTCGACGGCCTGAAGGTCAAGGCGCGGCTCGATTTCGCTGCGAAGGCAATCGACTATCGCGGCCTGTTCAGGAATCCGGGCCAGTAACCCCGCACGTGCGCCGGCCTCGTGCCGGTGCAGTTCAGTCTATTTCAACTTCAGAAGGAACTGATCTATGAATAACTTCATTCAAAAGGGCCGCACACTCACGGCCACGCTGGCGGCAGCGGTCACCTCCGGCCAGCTGGTGCTGCTCGGCAATGGCAAGCTGCCGGCCGTCGCTTCGGGCACCTATGCTGCCAACGTAGAGGGTGAGTACAACACCGGCGGTGTGTACGAGTTCCCGAGCGCGACCAATGGTGCTGCGGTCGTTGGCGACCGCGCGTATCTGGATCCGGCAACCGGCGTTGTCACAGCGACGGCAGCGGACAACGATCCGGTCGGTCACTTCGCCGCGCCGAAGGCTGCAGCCGATGCAACCGCGCGCGTGCGACTGTGGCTGTAGGCGATTTTGATCCGGGCGTGTTCTGGGGTGCGTTCGCAGCCGCTGGCATGCTGAAGACCGCGACGCTCGCGTTGGGCGATGGCTCAACGCGAGACGTCCAGGTTGGATTCATGTCGCCGGACGAACTGCAGCTCGACGGTCAGGTCACGGTGACTGACTATCAGATCGAGTACCAGAGTGCTGACCTGCCGGACCTGCGCCGTGATTCGACGCTCACGATCGGATCGGTTCGTTACCGCGTGCGACGACCGCCGCGTCGTAAAGACGACGGCTTCTTCAGCGTGGCCGATCTGGAGGCGTTGAAATGACCACGCGCCGCGAATCCTATGTCGCTGCCCTGATGAGTTTGCTCGAGGCAGACCCCGGTCTGCAGGCGCTCGGCACGACACTCAAACGGTCGATAGCGGAGGCAATCGACAGCGGAGAGTCTCCGGCGCTTGTTGTGCATCGTGGGCGCGATGTGGTTGCCGACTCGAATATCGGTCGGACGACCCGATCGTGTGCCCTGATGCTGACAGCGGTCGTTCGCGACCCAGCTCCGGACCGGGCCGCCGACGAACTGTTCGAGTTTGCTCATCCGATCCTTATGCATTTCGGCGCTGACGGTGTGGTCGGCGTCAATGAGGAAACGACCGACGAACCGGAGACTGCGGAGATTGAGGGCGGCGTCGGGGTCGTGACGTTGCACTACACGATTCTGTATCAAACGAACACCGACAGCCTGATCGCCTGACATCGCGGTCGCCGCGTCACCTACCAATCTAGAGGAGTTGATATGGCCGGGTCCAAATCAATGAAGAATTCCGTCGTGCTGGCGGCATTGCAGGTCGCAATCGGCACGCCGGCCGTACCGACATCTGCCGACGATGCGATGCTGGTGAGCAACATCAGCGCCAAGCCGGTCGCGGCCGACTATGTATCGCGCGACACGATCCGCCCGTTCTTCGGCAACGACCAGCAGCTCACGGCCGGCTGTCACGCCGAGCTCGACTTCGAGATCGAAGTGGCCGCCTCGGGCGTCGCGGGTACGCCGCCGGCATGGGGGCGGCTGCTGGTTCCATGCTATTTCTCCGAAACGGTCACGGCAGACACCAGCGTTGTCTATGCGCCGGTCAGTGTGCAGCCGACCACGCCGTTGACGCTGTATTACTACCTCGACGGTCTCCTGCATAAGCTCACCGATGCATACGGCACCGTGTCGTGGGACTTTACGGTCAAGCAGATCCCGAAGCTGAAATTCCACTTCATGGGCGTCTATAACCCGGTGACCGACTCGCCGATCCCGGCCGGCACGGACTTCTCGAAATTCCTGGTGCCGAAGATCGCGAGCACGCAGTTCACGACGTGGCAGATGCATGCGTATAGCGGCCCGCTGCAGGCGTTGTCGCTCGACATCGCCAATACGCTGAACTGGTCGCAACTGATCGGTTACGAGCGGGCGGAAGTCACGGACCGGAAGCCGACGGGCAAGATCACCATGCAGCTCGGCTCGGTCGCGGACAAGGACTGGTGGACCTCCGCCAGGGACGCGCTGCTCGGTGCGCTGACGATCACGCACGGTGTCGGTGCCGGCAACATCGTCCAGCTCGATGCGCCCAAGGTGCAACTGACCGACCCGTCGTACACGGATCAGGACAACAAGGTCATGCTCGATGCGACGCTCACAGTCACGCCGGACGCCGGCAACGACGAGCTCATTATCACCGTAAAGTAACTTTGCTATTCAACGACGCGGGCCGCCATGTGCGGCCCGTTTTCATTTGAGGAACCGAATGCCATACGTTCTCGCAAAAAATCCAACCTTCACGACACTCGTCAGGGTCGTCGAACCCGGCATTGCTGACGATGGTTCGCTCGAAACGCACGAATTCACTGCTGAGTTCAAACGGCTCAAGCGTGATGAGGCGGAAACGCTCATGAAGTCGGGTCAGCTGGCCTATGTGGCGCTGGCGGATGTGCTGGTCGGCTGGTCCGGATTGAAGGGCGAGGATGGCGCGGACCTGCCATTTACCGCGCAGTACCGTGACGCGCTGCTGCAGATTCCCCACGCGATCGTGGCTCTGTGGGATGCGTTCCTGCTGAATACGTCGGGCGCAGCACGAAAAAACTGATTGACGCGGCGCGGCGGTGGGCGGGAGTTGCGGTCGATGACAGTCGGGTCGATGCCGGCGTCGCTGCAGCGCTCGCGGCTTTCGGTGCACGTCCGGAGGATGTAGAAAGAGCGCGCGAGCAGCAAGCTGAAAACGACTTCGAGGTCTATCCGGAGAACTGGCGGGCCGTCCAGGTGTTTCTTGCGCTCTCGACACAATGGCGTACGGTCGCTATCTCAACGATGACCAGAGCCCGCCTCATTCATACCGGTCTCGACTATGCGGCAATCGACCCCGTCTTTCGGATGATGGGTATCAAACCGAAGCGCCGCGCCGCGATATTTCAGAAACTCAGGGTGATGGAAGAAGCCGCACTCGATGCGTTGCTGCCTGAATAGCCCTGTCTGCAGACGCCCCTCGTTCAGGGGCTTTTTTTATGGCGGATCGATATGGCTGGAACAAGTGGGTCGCTCGGCCAGCTGGTCGTGCAGATCACGATGGACCCGTCTTCCTATCAGGCGGGTGCTCGTAGCATCAGGTCAGATGCGCAGGCGATGGGCTCGTCCGTCGGGAAGGCGGGCAACGATGGCGCCGCCGGCATGGACAAGATTGGCGCGCATACGGCCGGCGCGCGGCGGGAGTTGCTCGTCATGGCGCACGAGCTCGCAACCGGCAATTTCAAGAACTTCGGCGGCTCGCTGATGGTTTTCGGCGAACAGATCGACGCATTCAGGTTCATTCTGAGTCCGGTCGGGCTCGCAGTGGGGGCCGTGGTCGCGGGGCTTGGCCTGTTCGCGGTAGCGGCGTACAAGGGCCACGAAGAGGCGGAGACGCTAAACAAGTCGCTGCAGGTCACGGGCAATTATGCGGGGCTAACGGCGAGCAGTTTTGCAGCCCTTGCGCAGCAGATTTCCGCCGGCACCGGTGACGGGTTCGGGACCGCACGCGCCGGCCTTCAGGCACTGGTCTCCACAGGTCAGATTACGGGACAGTCGCTCGAAGTGCTTGGTGAAGACGTTGTGCGCATGCACGACCTGACCGGTGAGAAGCTCGACGATATCGCGAAGGATTACGCCAGGATGCCCGAAGGCGTGGCGAAGTGGGCCGAGCAGCATAACCAGAGCATGCACTTCATCACGACCGCGCAATACGATTACATCCGGCAGCTTGAAGACGCGGGCGACAAGCAGGGTGCAATGCTGGTTGTCGCGAAAGCGCTCGACGACCAGCTGCGCAACGAATCGCTCAAGAATCTGGGGTTGCTGGAAACCGCGTGGCGAAAAGTTGGCAATGCCGTCAGTGGCGCATGGGAATGGATGAAATCTATCGGTCGCGCGGAGACGGCTGCCGAGCAGATCGCAAGCGCAACGGCGGAGGTGCAGCGGTTGCAAAACGCGTTGAATGCACCCAGCGGCCAGATGAATGCCGATCTGCTGCAACCGCAGCTTCAGGCGGCGCAGGCGAGACTTGAATCGCTAAATCGTGATGCTTTGCGTGCCCAGGATGCAGCGACGGATAAGTCGCAGCAGGCACAAACACAACAGGCCGGCATTGCCGCGTCTGACTTCCTGAAAAAGCTGCAGGACGAGGAAAAAGGCATTAGCCGCGTCAGCCAGGCGCTGGACGACTATCGAAAAAAGGTCGCGGAGTACAACAAGGCCAATCCGAACAGTCCGGTTTCGAAGCAGCAGCAGGCCGTTGATGAGGCTTATC